GACACACCAGAATCCTAGACCTGCAAGGGCCGAAGGAAACTGGTTTAGTGAAGAAAAAGATATGAATTATTGGAGATCGCCGCAACGTCATAATAAGCGACAAATGCGAATGAACTCTGAAGGAATAACAGGAATTGAGCATTACGAGTATGTGCCTTTTACGACCATTGAAATTATAGAACAAATTATGGATTATTACGAAAGTTATGTGAATGAACCAATCATTTATATGATGCGTATGCTTAATTCAAAGCGTTTGCTCGAAGTGAAAATAGTTAAATCAGGAACATTTTATCAAGTGATGTGGATAGTCCCTAATTCAATTTTAAGTGGTGATTTTAAAATTGCCGTTTTGGATTGGGTGACGATTGACAATGAATTATATCGAAGAATACATTGTTCGATGATCTTTGCTATGGCTCGTTTTAATGAGCAATGGCCAAGAAAGGAGAGCAGTATAAGAAGAGCGACTTCTTTTTGCGAGGTAAGCAAAACGAAAAGTACGGAAGACACGATGGTTGGCATAGAAGATCAAGCGCTGATGACTTACTGTATGGATCGTCATGATACTTACCTTAATGAAATCAGTGAACCGATTTATAAGCCGGCTCATGCTCAGGGTGATGTAGTACCATCTTTTCGCCCGCCGACAACAGCTAATATAGCATTGGTAGTTTTGTCGGTTTTCAACAGATTAAGAACTGAAGAACAATACAATGCTCGCATGGCTATGAATGAGATAGTGCAGAATTTTCATCTCTGTGCTTATACCACCGAAATGGAAGGATTCGAACGAGGATTTAAAATCATTGGAAAATTTATGATTGATAATGTTCAATTTTCGAATACGACAGGGGTTGGTTTAGGACCAAGGAAGAAGATTGCTGAAGAGAAAGCAGCTTATGCTGTACTTTCTCAGTTAGTAGACAAAGTACCAGCTTGTCAACGTGAAAACATGGAAGTTTCAGACTCCGATGAGGAAGCGTCGACCGAACAAGAAATTTTAACGATTCTTGCGGATAGTAGTAACTCTTTTACTCGACATAAAGACAAACGACAACAGATTGTCAAAGTGTTGAGAGGTTTGGGTTACGAAGTTAGTTTTATGGTAGCAGAGAAGAAAAAGACAGAATTTGAAAAGATTGTTCTGTCTTCGTTAAGTGAATGAAAATCTTTTAAGAGGCCAACCACACGTCCGTATAAAGAGCGGTGAAGCGACTAAGCTAGAGATTAGCTGAATGTTCATTAGGAACATAAACGTGAATCAGTTATCCTATCGGAAGACAAAAGAACCTTTATAGTTACTGTTTACAGATATAAAGTGTGTGGTGCCTACTAGTAGCCTTAATTAAAATCGAAGAAGGCTAAGGTTGTAGTGAAGCAATGGCGAGTTAACATTCCCCCG